TCTTTCAAGTCCTGTTGTCTTTATAGACGGCAGGGCTTTTATCTTAAACTCAATTTGATTCATATCTGAATTTTATTTAGTCAATCCAAGTAAGTCAAACGCCTCTTTCTTCGTTATCTCAATAAAGTTCTCGTCTTTCGGTTCATGTTTATCGTCCAAATGAACAACGACGGCATCACCTACTACCTCTAAGAAAGGTGTGTGGAACTCACCATAATAATCTATCCCTATCTCATCAAGAAGTCGAAAAGCTGAATAAGAATCGAGAGAATTAAGGAACTTCTGCATTTCCTTTCCGGCTTTCGTTCGTTTAGATGGATAGAACAAACCTTTGCGCTTGACATCTTCCTTCCACACAGCCAAGTCCACTTCTTCCGGATTAAGAAAATAGAAGCCTATCGGAATGGGAACTCTCCTTGCTCCTTGATCTGTAAAACCAGCAAACTTTTCATAAGCATAAGGAATATGCTGCCGAAGAAGCTCCTTGTTTTCTTCTTTGGTTTTAAGTTCCTTTTCACGCTACTCTACCATCTTTTGATAGATAGAGCTTTCTTTGTTTACTATTTTGTAGTACATATTCTTATTCCTTTCTAATTTGTTATAAATCACTTTTTTATTACAACTGCCATAGTGCTAACAGTTGTTCCACTTTCCTTGAATTCACCGGCTCCGATTTCAAAAACTTCTCCATGAACTTCTTCCAACCATTCCCGGAACTCAACACATTTCTTTTCAGACGCAAATTTCCAATGCCGGCTGGTTATAGCCGCAAGAGTTCCACCTTCTTCCAAGCGTTCATACATAAGTCTTACATGGTCAATATCCTGATTACCGGAAAATGGAGGATTAGCAATAATCTTAGTGTAATGCCCTACACTGTCTTTCGTAAAATCTTCATCAAGCAATATTACGTTATCAAGTGTATGAAGAAACTCTCTGTTTTCCGGCATCAGTTCATAACATTCAACTGTTACTGACGGACACGATCGATGAATCGCTTTTATCAAAGCACCACGTCCGGCACTTGGCTCCAACACCGTATCAACCTCATTTATTCCCCCGGCAAGCATTACCAGCCAGTCTGCAATATCAGCAGGTGTTTCAAAGAACTGAAAATCTTTTTGCAAATCGCATCGCTTACCTTCTTTCAAGATGGAGAACACACGTTCCGGATTAAAAGGAAATGTGAATCCCTGTATCTTACCTCCCTGCCATGAGCCGCCAGCTTCTTCTATCCATTTCTTTGCTTCAGCGTAGGATTTCTTATTGAATTGTACTTTCGGAAGTTTAAGAACACTATCCTCAAGAGTACAATGCTTCAGTATCTCTTCCACATTCCATTTCTTACCTTCATCAGCCTGGCTCTTCCTTTCATCAACCGGAGCGTCCGGCGCTAACAGTGAGGATATTTTCGTAATAACCATATTACTCGCATCCATAAAAGTATTAACACAGGAAAGCGCTTCCATAAGAAATTCAGTATCAACATATCCGGCAGCGTCATAAACATCTATGCCTTCAGTCATATCCGACAATTCATTGAGCTGGGCTACACTACCACGTAACGTTTTTATTAAAGTCTCTTTGTTGTTCATCATAACTTTTTTGTAAATAAATTCTTGTTGTATCTACACTACCATGACCAAGAAGGTCTGCTAATTGAATTACATCTTTGGTTTTCTTCAGGAACATTTTAGCAAAGAAGTGCCGGAAGGCGTGAGCGTGCATTTTTTTCGAATCGATACCACAATGTTTACCCCATACTTTCAGATGCTGTGAAAGACCTCTTTGAGTCAACGGCCCGAATCTCCCAACAGCAAGAGTACCGGACTTGCCTGTCTCCTTTATATAGTCCTTCACTTCCCTCTGCAATTGCTTCTGGAAAAAGAAACGCCGATACTTGTTCCCTTTCCCTTTCAAAACAACTTCGCCGATCGCTATATCCTCCCACGTGAATTGCTGAAACTCCGAGAGCCGAGCTCCTGTAGTACCCAATACCTTAATGAAGAAATAGTAATCCTTGTTGAGTTTAGTTTTCAGATACTCCAGTAACCTATTATATTCCTCTTCTGTCGGCACATTGTTTACATCCAACTTGCGTTTCATTTTAGGTCGTTTCAGTTCAATAGGTTTCTTCACCCATTTGGAGAACTTCTCAATGGCTGTAATACGTAATCGAATGGTAGCTGGAGAAAGTTTTTCCTCTTCAAGGCTTTTGATAAATCGCCTGCAATTGTCCATATTCAGTTCATTAGCGTATTCGAAGTACTGCTTAAGAGAAGTGTGATAGATATCAACTGTATGTAATGAATAATCATTATTATCAGTCAACCATATTATAAAATCATTAAGCAGTTTCTTATTCTTCTCTGAAATAACCTCAAGTTTCTCCAAAGGCTTTACAGCCTTTTCCCGTCGGCCATATCCGATTTTAAGATAAGACAATAAATCACAAACAGCCGCGCACATAAATGAATGGCGCACCATAACATCTGCATTTTTATGTTTATATTTCAAATAACCGCGACGATTGATTTCTTCGGAATTTTCAAGAAAATCAGTCACATATTTGATGTATTTCCCGATGCTGTCATAGCTCCTACCCGTCGTATACAGGTAGGATATGTAATCTACCAATATTTGTTTTCGTTTATCATCCATTTTTTTGATTTGAGAGTTAATACTTCTTCCCGTGCATCTTTTCACGGAGTTCGTTATACTTCATTTTCTGCTCGATGTGCCAAAGCAGGTCTATATCTAAGTGCTTGGCAAGCCCGAAGATTGATAGTATCATATCATTCACGGCTGTAGGTAAATCAAATATTCCGTCATACCTAACAGGAAGTGTAGAGATGGAATAGATTGATTCGGTGAAAGTTTCGTCTTTACAGGCTTCTGCCATATCTTCAATACAGTCATCAATATCTCCGTTGGCAAGTTCAAGGTTTATTCCTCGAAGTCCTGCAAGATCAAGCAAGCGGATAACAGCATCAGCTAATTCTTCTTCGATTGAACCTTTAATGGTTTCGTTATATGCAACTTCGTAACCGCGCTCTTTGGGAATGTCAGAATCCAATCCTTGACAAATGCGGCTGTTAGCAATCTTCTTATTATACCGATCAACATTAGCACGCCTTCCTTTTCTATCTGCTTCCACAGCTTCCATCAGTTCAGAAATCACAAGGCAAAGAAAATGATTGTTACTTAGCTCTTGATCGTGAAACCCATGTTCACAAGCTGTTTTATATGCTTTGTCTCTTAATTCATTTAAATTCATTTTACTCATCCTTGTAATGCTTAAATATATCTATCCAATTCCTTTTCTAATAATTCTCCATCTATTTCAGGAAACAGCCTCAGAACTAAATCCAAAGATTTGCAATAATTGTTACTGTATTCTTCAGTATCCATTAATCGAAGTACCATAGAACAAAAGATACTTTTTGTGTCTTTTAATTCGCCTTTCATCAGTAATTTTGACAGTTCGATAATTTGACCAGTAGGATTATGAAAACTTCCGTTTATATATTGAAAAATTAGTCTTCCTTCAAATTGGCATATTTCACAATCTAGTTCACAATCAATGTACTCTATTTTACCATTTATGAATTCACAATAAACACATTCACTATTAGAAGCAAATAAAATTGCAAAATCATAGATATCATCACTATTACCTACAATTATTGAAGTAGATTCAAGAGTTTCCGAAACACCATTATTCCACTTTGCATCTTCAATAAGTTCCCTCACATATTCTTGAACTCTTGTGATGTTCTGCTCTATTAAATCTTTTTTACTCATAATTTCAATTCAATTAAGTTCGATTATTTTTTTGCAATATTCTCCCAAAAAACAGCACCTTCAGGAGTATTATAAAAAGGGAATGAAATAGCTAGAAACCGATGAAAGCAGCAATCAACATCTAACAAATTGTTCATCCGTTCTTCATTTGTCATTGAGAAGTCAGGACACTCAATATTAAATGTCTCATTTGCTCTTTCTGTATTATATTTCCATTGATTGAAAATACCTAGTCTTTCTAATTTTTCTATTTTTTCATTCCTCTTCATATTGATTGACTTTTAATGCTTTACATCTATAAAGGTAATCGTTATTGACAAGTTTAGCAAACAGAATCTTCGCCATTTTAACGCCATTTTACCCGGTCTTTTTCTTCAACAAATCAAATATTATCCTCTCACCCTCTTTTAAACCATCAAGATAGCCTTTTGCATGTTCACCGGCATTATACACTATAAAAGAGAGGATCAACAAAAACAGTCCGAGCGAACGATGCCAGTATGGAAGTTGGACTGTGAACGGCTTGATTGTTATAGAAAAGTGTCCTACATATAGCAGGAACACAAACAAAATCACACATGAAATAATTGTTGTTTTCATATTAATCTGTAAATAAATTAAGTTGAGTTGTAAACTCGGGTTTATAAATTCTAAATTTACGGTTAAAGAAAGTCTCAAAGGCTGTTACAATTTCAGAGATGGTATTATCAGCAATTCCTAATAATTTATCATCGGCAACTATAAGAGATAAAGCCTTGTCAAGAGTCATTTTCTTCTCAATAAACAGGGAATACACCAAATATCTACGGGTATATTCCCCAGCCTTGAGTGACTCAACTTCTTCAGGAGTGGCCTTTCTCTTGTACAATACTTTATACCAATGTGTTTCAGCAGTACGAGCACGCTTTTGTCTCGGTAACAAGTCATAAAACACGGCAATTTCATTCTTTTGGATACACTTATGTTTTTTACGAACACCATACATCACATAAGGAGTGTTCCAATCAAGATGAGTCTTTCGATATTCAAGCTCCAGCTCTCGATCAATAAGATCTTGCTCAAAGTCTTGTTTCATTAACCATTCCTCGAACCAGGCAGCAAGTGCTTCTTCTCGATCATAATAATCTTTTCCATTTATACATAAGGGAATCATAATAACTCTTTCTATTGCATTTCACGTTTAAATCTTTCCTCTAAATCAAAAATGGTTTCTCCACTATTACGCCGATAGGGCCTATCGGTATTTAACTGAAGTTCTTTCAGCTTTTTCCAATACCATGGAAGGTACAAATACATATTCTTCAACTCCTTCAAGTTCTTATTTCCACAACACCAGCAACTCACACGATCAAGTAGCTCATATAGCCTTACTCCATCCTCATGCCAAACAAAGCCTTTTGTGTAACAATACTGGAGTGCATCTGCTTCAGTAATGCCCCAATCACGAAGTGGTAAAACCCGATTTGGTCGTTTTTCCTTTTCAAAGCGATGCATCTCATCGGCAGCAATACCGACATAATCAATTCCATCTTTTGTGTGAGCTTTCAACGCACGAAGTTTTTCACTCGTTCCCCACCGACATGTTCCCCCACACCAACTATATCCTTTTTTATGGATAATATTGGTCCCTCTTTTCTTAACCGGCCTTTCAAACATTGTCCAAAGAAAAGGTTGCTCCGGATGCAGTTCTGTATATTTAATGCCAAGTTTTTTAAGAATTGGAAGAACAGCATCACGAGTGTTATAGATTGCCTGAAATTCCATACCTGTATCATAGAAAACGACTTCATCCAACTGATATCCTTTATCTATTAGCATGAAAAGCATTGCCAAGGAATCCTTTCCAAAGCTGACTGAAGCATAATATTTCATACAAAAAATTTAATAGACAAGTCACTTTTTCTTCTTTGCCCTCTGATTATTAATCTGTGACATACACATACGGCACCAGGAAGTCAACAAATGATATTCCTTACCTTTTCTCACCACTATACGATTGTAGAACCGGTTCAAGTAGAAGTAATTTCCACAATGGGTACATCTTTTCATTTCACGTCCTGAATCATCTATAATCCGATTACGCGGCTTACGACGAATTAGAGTACAACTTTTACACTTCTCATCAGTTTCGCGGTGCCGCCGGCAATGTGATAAGGATTTTGCTCCACATTTAGCAAACACCTTACAATCTCTACGAGGTATTGATTGACACACATTCATGGCTTCCTCGCATTCAAGAATTTATTTACTACACGAGAAAGTACATCCTCATTCTCCGGCATCAGCCATTCTTTTGCAACGTTCCAAGCAATACTCATAGCAGGATTGAAGTTATCCTTCCTGACTGTGTGATGAGACAAACGTCCTTCAGTGGGCTTCAAACCCTTATCATGTAAGATACACAGTCCATTCTCGAAAAAAGCACAATACTCCTTACCAGCAACGGGCTGAATCATCGGAATAGCAATATTAATAACCCCTAAGAATATACCAGCAGCCCAGTTCGTCAGTGCTAACCTGTCGGCATAACCTGCATCAATAATTCGTTCAATATCATCAGGAGTACCTAAACATGGCGTATGACATTGTTGTTTACAAACACTGCATGAGCATTGTACAGGTACACGACCTGAAGCCCTCATTACCCTTTGTAATGAGGTTTCTTTTGATAATTCTCTCATAGTAAATTATTTGAGATACTACAGATTATTAAACATCGCCCCACAGCTTTACTGCAAGGTCATAATTCTTTTGAGCTTCGTTTACATCTTTCTTAGCATAAGTTAAAGTGTAAGAGTGCATACGTGGATACTTCCCAGATTTGACACCTGCATGATACTCCTTTGCGACTTCTAATTTATGCTCATAGAAATCTATGCTTTCAGGCATTGACAAATTTATGGTATTAGCTCTCTTATCCCAATATTCTGCTTTACTTTCGTGTTCTGCTGCTTTTTCGTCAAACTGAACACTTTTACCCATATTGTTCCAAGCATCGTCTATCGCTTTTCTATGTCGCTTTTCGCTATGATGTCCTACTTTTATAGGTTCACCAAGGGAAAGAAAATCTTTATCTTTGTTGGACTTATTATAGTATTCATTACTTCTCTGTACAGCAGATGCAGCCCATTTCCTACGACGTTCCGCTCGTCGCTTCGCCCATTCTTGAGCATTAAAGCCGTCAGCTCTAACAATGGAGTAATAGTAAAATCCATCTTTCTCGAAGATTAGATTAAATACTATACTTTCGTTCTCCTTACCGTACTTGGTGGTAACCTCAATAGTTTCACCTTTTTCATGCTTCTCATCACACTTTGCCAAAAATACATTTGGCGCAAATTTGTAATACGTGTTCATTTTCTTAATTAAATTGGTTTGACTTATATGAAAAATGAGAAACCACAGCTACTTAGCCGTGGTTTCATCATTAAATAACTTTGGTTGACTGGATTGAACCAAATCATCGAATAAACCAGGAACACGAGGTTGTAACGCCTTGTATTCTTCCCGAAAGAATTCTTCTTTGGTTCTCCCATGTTTTTTACCCTTTCGTGTATGTACATCGAAAGTGTAGTCTGGAATAGGAATAGGATAACGCCTGACATCATTTATCCACTTTTCTATATCAATATCCTTTCTATCATAAATGAAGTTTTGCAAATGATCCGCATCACGATTCTTTCTACATTCACAAAGGAGAATGACAGCTTTACTGACAAATATCCTCCCTTTGGGTTCAGTAGCAGTCTTGTTTACCAGCTCATGCCCCTGCCATAATGCTTCTATCTCTTTCGTAATGATTCCAAAGCAGTCTTCAGCACTAATGGTAAACAGACGCTTCCACACATAGTCGCGGTACCCACTCGCCCAAAGTTCCAATGCAAAAAAGCCGGCTACCCCGGTGTCGGCTCGCCTGATGGCTTTCTGCATTGCAGAACTCACCTCAAAGAAATCATATCCGCAAACTGTTCTTATAATCATAATTCTAATTTAATGGTTTGACTTTTAGTTCATTACATCAGTAAAATTAGCTAAAAAAGGCGAATATGACAAACAGAATGGACGCCATTTAAACGCCTTTTTTACAGACTATTAGAATTTGAATTTGCATGATATATTATATTGAACGAGCTGCTTTGTTTTGTCTTTCCCATTAGTGGTTGCACTCTTTAGCAAAATACTATCACCAAAATTCTTTTTGATAAAGAGGATAGATTTACGTTCCTCTTCCTGATTCCTTATAGAAGCAAGCCCACCAGCGTTTACAAAAGTGTTCTTTTGCTCAAAATTATACCGCAAATCGGTTAAAACCTTACGTTCTTTGTACTTCATGTAACAAGAAATCCAAAAATCTTCCTTCAAACGTATTTCCTCATTCCACCAAGTGTTTTTGTTATAGATTACTCCATAACTGCAACCGGTTATCATTTTCGAAAGAGAAAGAAAAGCGGATTCATCATACATTACCGGCGATATCCGAGCGGTGAAGCCAAACAGATGTACATCCATCATACTGGCCATCTCAAATAATGACTGAATGATATTGGTTATCTTATCTTTATCCTTTATCCGGCTAGGTTCTCCTTTTTCCACATAAATAGGTTTGCAGGCATGGACATCATCATCAAGCATGAAAAGTTCTCCAAAATGCTTTGCCATCCAGTTACGTTTCGGGATGAGGCCCATAACGTCGTCAGGATGAGTAACAATTTCACATTCCGGGTTAAATTGTTGATATAAGTCAGCTTGACTTTCAGCAACGCAAATGATAGGATCGTTCACCAACTTTTTAGCGAACACCCGGTCATGGCGTTTATGACTTGGTATTACTATCTTGCAGGGCATGGCGAACGTCTTTTATATCAATTACATTGGATTTACTTATTTTCCCGGTTTTGTACGACTTCATGTGCTGCATGTCCAGCCTTTCACGAAGCCAGTTGCTATCTACCTCATTACTTGAGGTGATGATAAACAACTCATGTTTTTCGTCATACTTTGGAATGAGAGGATAAATGGCTGTATCATCCGTGATGGCATCGAAGCGCTCTTTAAATTCATCCTCTTTCTTCTCCGGGGCAAATTCGATGCCCCAATCTTGGAGTTCCGCCTTATTCCACTCGTTTTCCATAACGTCCAAATCATTCTCACCAAAATTGACATTATCTTTAGTGGCATATTCCCTCAACTTCTTAACGGGGGTATCAGGTGCCAGAATTTTACAAGGCAGTTCTTTATAACCTAACTCCTTGCAAGCTCGCAAACGTAAATTACCACAAACAACAATATATCTGCCATCATTGTAGGGAAAAACTATAAGTTCTCGAAGCTCAAGCATCTCTGGCGAATCCTGAATGCTTTTCTTCATCGCTTCAAAGCGGTAATCACGAAAAAAACGTGGATTTTTCGGCAATCCCGTGAGCTGCCCCTTATTAAAATCAAGTAGGCAGACTTGAATAATCTCTGTCATAACTAACTATATTAAAATCAACAACACAAAATCAACAACACAAACAGTCAGTAACAACACCTAATCATTTTTTCTATCATCGAACTCTATCTTATCTTTGATAAGCTGTTCAATGTCCTCACAACCAAATCTTTTTAAATAGGCAACAAGGTAAATTATCATCTCGGCTGCTAATTCTTCATCTTCCGAATATTTAGGAAGATTATCACTCCTATATTTAGAAGCAATATCGAATTTTCTCCAAACGGCTTCAATTCTTATGCTAAACGCTTTTCTTGAGCTATGCTCATTCATCTTAAAGCGCTTCCTCATGATATTCAAGCATCTCTGGGCAAACCTATTCAATGTTATCATATCGATCGGGTTAAATTGTTAGACTATGAATAATCTCACACGATTCTATTAGGTTGGTCTCTGATGCGAAACCAATGAACATATTCTTTACCTATCAGCATACTAATTATTTATTTTGAGGGTCTGTTGTATCCAAATACTTCCTGTATTCCAATTCTGTTTTGGCAAGATTGATTACGGTATTAACCCCTTGGAAAACTTGTTTTGCTTGGCTCACTTTACTAGGATCTTCTTTCACATCCTTAATTTGTTGAAGAACCAAATTCCTCAAATCTTGTAAAATGGTAGGGTTCACTGTAGACACCTTATTCAACCGTTCATTTGCCAACACGACAACAGTATTTGTTATTGGCCGGAAACGGTTCAACTTGGAAGCCAAATCAAACATACTAAACACTAACACTTTGCCATTATTCAAGTATATCTCAACTTCGGTACCATCATCACCGGTACCGTCACAGTAATTGAGAATTACAACTTCTTCATTCTGATAAAGGAATGGTTTATTAACCATTTCTTTCAATCTATCTATTGCTCCATCAGTCATGATTCATTCTTTTTTGTTGCTTTATTAATTTGTCTATTCAAAGCTCCTTTTAGCTTGATTAGGTACTGAACATCTTCCGGATATCGGGCATACAAAGAATTCTCTTTTTTTAATTGTTCAGAACGACTAATCATGTAAAGGTTCTCAATGGAAACGTTTTGCCTATTGCCATCCTTAAACTGAATATTATAACCAGGGGGGATTTCTCCATTATGCTCAATCCATACAAGCCGATGTTTAAGTTCAAAGACATTCGGTTCGGCAGTTTTCACTTCAATGTAACCGTCACGAGTTATGCGTTCATAACCGACTGGTTTATGATTTTTTGGGATATGTCCTTTCTTAAATTGAGTAGCTTTCGTTTTTGCTAATTGTTCCTCTGACATATATTCCGTTTGCTTACGTCCCTTGTTCATCGGTTGGTGGCCTTTAGGAAAGAAGCTTTTAGAAGCGCATTGAAATTTAAATTCTTTAGATTTAAAGAGCCGTAATTTAAATGCAATTCCATTTACAGCAGAATAAGTGATACCTAATATCTGTGCTATTTCCTCATTAGTATGATTGGGATACAACTTTTTCAATTTATCAAGTCTCTCACTATTCCAAAACGAGATTCTCGGAGAGCGCCTAAGTTTTCGAATCAAGGCCTTTGTTTTAACAGCACTAAGTGTTTTATCAAGACGCCTAGCAAGTTCTTTTAAATCAGCAGTCGGGTACTCACTGTCAAGTATAGCAAGTTGTTCGTCAGTCCACGTTTTCATAAGTGCGTCAATAAAGAGAGGAAACCACTAGGCTTCCTCTGTGTTATCGTTATTTAGTTCTTTCAGTCTTTCTTTGAGCTTCTTTTCTTTCTTATCATATGAATCCGCAAGTTTCTTAGAGAGTGCTTTGAAATCATCCGGATATTGTTCTGCAAAAAGGATTTTCTGACACTTTTGCAAATAGGAGTAGAAATTCACATTATTCGATGATAAGCATTCAGCAATAAAGGCTCTATACCATTGGTGTCGGTCAGCTTGGTTGTTCTTGACATAATTTACAAAATCACTCTCACCATTCCATTTTTTCAAATTCAGTTTTTCAAGATAAGTACTGCTACAACCGCTAAGAACCAGCACATCAAAAACAAGTTGTTCATTTTCAGAGAATTCTTTTGTTCTCTGATAATATGTTTTCTCTTGCGCCCACTTGCGCATTTCTTCAGCAGACTTCTCCTTGACTATATCCTTCGCTCTTTTTAATTGGGCGTTTATTTTTTCCCTTTCTATCTCTTTTAGATCGGCAACGGCGGAAGTAGAGGAAGCCGTTTCTTTTCTAACATAATAGAAACTAACGTTAAATTCGGGAGAATAATGTCCAAAAAATGAAAGACAACGATAAACTTCTCCATCTTCAAGCATTTTCAAAGTGCGTTCATCATCTTCTGAATACCAGCACTTACATCTAAAGATTTCATCAGGATCAACTATTTCAAATCCAAGTTGTTTAACAGCTTCCAAAGTTTTTTCATAGAAAACCTTTCTATCTTCTCCCCAATATGTATCGGGACGTCTAGCGATAATTATTGTTTTTCCAAATGAAAGAGGTTCGCCAACTTTAACAAGATGTTCATATTCTAGTTGAATTTTCCGCGTCACATAAGCAATCTGTTTTTTCTCATAGCAAGCAGCATTGATACATCTAGCATCCTTACTATTCATTTCATAGAACAAACAACCATGATTACACGTATTATTCTCACATTGAGAACATGATTTAATATCAGTATTTTCCCAATTATCGGAATCATCTTTAATCCAAGGTGCGTTACCAAGCTCCATGAAAGAATTACTCACAAATTCTCGAATCATAGCAGTAGTACATTGTTCTTCCTCCTCCTCATGAAACTCTTTTTGAGTATCTTCATCCAATTTAGAAAGAATCATAGCACCGGACAATGGTATATCTCCATTTCTTACCCGCTCTTTTAGTTCAGGAATAAGAGAATTTAATTTAATACGGTCAAAAACAAACCGGGTAGACTTTCCTATTTTAAGAGCGATATCTTCCAAAGTTCGTCCTTTTTCAGCCAACTGCGCAAAGGCAAAAGCTTCTTCGATGGGATCAACATCTTTTCTTTGAAGATTCTCGGTAATCATCGCTTCAAAAGCCTCATCATCTGTCATTTCTCTGACAATGCAGGATATTGTCTGAAATTTTTCCGACTTTTTTCGATGGGCTTTGATTTTTGCAACATTCGCTTCATCTTCCTTTGCTTTCAAAAGTGACACAGCCCGGAAACGACGCTCACCGCAAACAATTTCGTATGTGTAAGGTAATGGGGTAACATCTCCGGTTTCTAGGTTAGTCATCTCCTCGGATTTAGCAACTCTGACAGTGATAGGTTGCAATAAACCTTGCTTTTCAATGTTGCTTGCAAGCTCTTCAAGAGCTGCTTCATCAAAAGTCTTTCTCGGATTCAAAGGAGAAGGACTGATAAGGTCAATTCTAATGTTTTGTACTTCCATAATTTAATTATATTGGTTTGACTTTTAATTCATTACATCAGTAAAGTTATCGTAAAATGACAAGTTATGCAAACAGAAACTTCGCCATTTTAACGCCATTTTCATGCGGGCTTATTACGTATTTGAATGAAGCCACGTTTTTCCGTTTCCCGAAGCAATTCCATATCTTCCTCACGGATATAACAATCCGTTTCACCATTAACAGTTGTGTGATTAGGAATACCAAAACGCTCCCGTATTCTTCTTTTCACTTCAGGAATATCTTCAAGTTTGATATGCCTAGTGTTCCAGTAAATTGTCACCTTCTGCTTCTTGTTTGCCATTTTCTCTTTTGTTTAGATAAGAGATTATTTCATTTGAGAGACTTAACGCTTTAGCAGCTTCTTCATCTCCTTGCTCAACTCTAAGTTTGAGTTCGTTCCGGTATTCTTCATACGACAAGCCACTTGTAAAACTCGTTTCCCCTGACAATTTAGCCTTATGAGTATTCCATGACTGATTATCAGCAACAGCACAACGTTCTTTGTTGTATTCACGAAGCCATCCCATAATGATAGAACCATCAATACGATTGTAATTTTCACCATATTTCATTTTCATTGCATTCTTGAAACACAGTTTAAAATCATCAGTTTTCATATAGGGATATTCTTCAATGATTAAATCTACTGTAGTAGCAACTTGGGTAGCAGACATTGTATTACTAACATTGAAAAACTCCAAGGCATCAGCTATCAATATGACCAGCACTGCTCTAGCCTGTGGTTCACCAAACTTTCTTATGATAGTGCCAATAGAAGGTTCATCACTTTGAAATACATCTTCAACCTTCTTTGGACATAGAGCTTTGCAGTAGTTCTTCGGCGAGGTCCGTAAGACTGCTAACCGATTCTCTTCTTGTGGCCGCAGTATCAGTTCGTTTTCCATTATAGTTACCTTCTAAAATATTTGTAAATTTTGTAGGCAAGAATATCCAGTCAAAAGTGCACCTCCAATTTTTATCGTTTTGTCCAAGCAAGAAAGGACTGTCTAAAACCAATTGGAACACATCGAATATAGCTTGCTTCCCGTATTGTGCGACACGTGCTTTAATAGCTTTCTTTCGTTTTGCATCTATGGACTTTATAGCAGGAAGTTTACCTTTAAACGTGGAATTAAAATAATCCATTAGCCCACCCCAATCAATCTTTTCCTCGGGGAACAAAGAAAGCTCGTCTTTCTTTGATTCTCCTTTAGGAGAAGTTTCTTTCTTTTTTAAATGAGAATCATTATCATCTACATAATCATTATCATATTCATTATCATTATCGGGTTTTGTGGGTTCTTTTGGGTTTCCAAATAACCCAGTGAGTTTTGTGGGTTCTTTGGGTTCTTTTGGGTTTTCACTTTTCGGACGTCCCCCCTTAGAACCATTGCTCTTATTCCTTTCCACAATAGACATATACTTTTCAGTATCCCTGTCTATATCTATCTTTATAAAGTTGAAAGCAATATTTGCCATAGGTTTCAACCCCCGAAGATTTCCCGTTGTCGCATACTCAATTATGCTTTCGTAAATCTCCAGCCTGACATCATCCGGCAAATCCTTGATTGCTTCTCTCCACCCTTTATAAAAGATGAATGAATTTCTTTCCATATTTTAAGGGATTATACTCCGATTAGTAATAAAACTCACAGACCTTTTGCTTCCTTCAGTTTTTTCGCTTCTTCCTTGTAATGAGTAATCAGCTTTTCTAATTGAAAGTCACTAAATTGCTTAGTAACATTTTTCTTGGCTTCCAGGATCAGCACATTTCGTTCACCATACTTGGCAACTAGACGTCTGCGATAATCCTGAATATTTCCTTCCATGAAGCGGTTACAATGTGAACATTGAGCATTGCAGTTCATTTCATCAAAGCGAGTACTCATGTGTTGGCGGTTGATGTAATGACCGCAATCTGCTTTATTGAAAGGCTTTATTTTACCACATGAAATACACTGAAAATATCCATTAGGCATCGTATCACGATAACGGATGAATAAACTAAATATCCTGTCTAGTTTATCGACAAGATCAGGTTTCTTCTTGACCTTAACACCTTCTACCTCGAAAAGAGGCTTTTTCTTTTCTTTCTTCTTGTAATTTCTCCACATGATAATTAAAATACTACATTGGTTAATTGACGGCCACGACTCATTATACACCATTTTCCCTTTTCAGGCTGTTCTATGCGTAACTCTTCAACACGCCCAAAACGCCGGAAATTCCCACTCAAATCAACAACCCAACCCTCTTTACCTTGGCAGGGACGAATAACACGACCGACCATTTGATAATAGAGGGAAAGGGATTTGGTTGGACGTGCAAGAACAATCGTATCAAGCTCCGGATAATCGAATCCGGTTGTAAGTACTCCGACATTAGCAACAACTTTTATTCTTCCATCTTTAAAACCTTTCAGAATTCGTGCCCTTTCTTCCTTTGGAGTAGAACCGCTAACGATCGCACAATTAGGAATTTCGGAAGCCAGTTTTTCAGCTTCACGAATAAACCTCGTGAATATTAAAATACCTTTGCGTGGTATGCCCGATTTGGGGTTCAACAGACGTTTTGTCCATCCAACTATATCTTTGTATATGTCCACACGTTCAAACTCTTGCAGAAGACTTTTTTCATCGTAATCTGCACCAGTAGAATTAGTCCTGACTCTACTTAAATCCAACTTTGTAATATCATAGTATTTCAAACTTGCGAGAAATCCTTTAGCAAGTAGTTCACTCACCTGACAGTGATAAATAACATCAGTGAAAACCTTTGGCCGGGTACGAGTTATAAATTTAAGCATAGCACCACCTCTTCCTGAACATAATCTGTAAGGAGTCGCTGTCAGCCCAATAACTTTCCTTTGCTCATCTTCAAAGAATTCCTTATACATTCCTTTCTCCGGATTCACTAAATGACATTCATCAATCAGAACGTGCTTGAAATGTTTGAAGAAACTCATATGTTTCATCACACTACCAATCATAGCAAACGTAATACGATTGATATCCTTTCTTCCGGCAGAAGCTGAATAAACTCCACAATCGAATATGCCGTATGATTGAAGTTTCGCAAAATTTTGTTCGAGTATTTCCTTGCTAGGCTGGAACACTATCAGCGGCCCGTCTATCCGTGCAGCTATATTGGCAATGACAAGGGACTTCCCGGCACCAGTGGGAAGAACTATCACGTAGTTTTTCTTTTCCTTGGATTTAAAAACGCTGACCGCTGCATCACTAGCACTTTTTTGGTAGTCTCTTAACTGGTATGTCATAATTTGATGTGATATTTATGAACTTTCGAATGACAGTCACCACAAAGGGTAACGAGACAATCAAGATGTTCAAGCTCATGACCAACGATTGATTTTCCGTTAACCCTGTATGTTTTGTGGTGAATCTCTAAATTAAAGTCTTTACCGCACATCTGGCATTTATGTCCGTCCCTAATACGAACTTTACGCTTGGCTTCTTCCCAATCTGGATTATTCACAAGCCGCTTCACATAGTTGGACTTCCTGCCTTTTTTGTGCTGCAATCTACTCATCGTCTTCCGGTTCTTCTTCAGGAAGTTTATCGGACAGGTCTTCTTCGAACTTGTCCCCATAATCTTCTGTATCATCAATAGGACGTTCTACTTCAGGATATTCAATACCAAACAAATCAAGCATCGCTTTTCTGTTTCGATCTTCCTGTGCCCAAAGAGAACGTTTGTCCCAATCAGGAATTTTTTCAGCTTTCACAAGCTTAAACTCACCGTTCACCCATGAATAATACAGGAAATATCCATCAAGAGCAAACCGGATCGTATTCTTACTTGAAAGATGATACTCCCTCGTCCCCTTTTTGACCTCGGCAGCCAGGTCTTTAATTTCAGTCTTAATAGAAGCTAACCTGTCTTGTGCATCACTCTTAATTTTCTTCGCACGTTCAATGGCTTCCAACAGTTCACGTTCGCGTTTGGGGACCTCATTCTCTTGCTTGATGCAATACTCTTCACGAATTTCGGAAATCTCAAATTCATCCAGTAAACGTTGTGTCACCTCACTTTCAGGGAATGTAGCATTGAAATGCTCATTCACCAACTTTATCAATTCATCTACATTCGTAGAACCCTGAAATAAAACAGGGGGAAATTTTTCCCGAATAGAATCGGGAACTACAAACTCGATTGTCTCGGGTTCGTAGTTTCTCAAATTTGCAATCATAAATTATAAAAGGATTAATTAGTACCGGTTTTGGTACTCATGAATAAAATCTAAGTAATGCTGGTCTTCAGGCAATGGAAGTGTAATACCAAACTCGGTGGCCGCATCTATTTTCACGCTTTCCATGAAATTATGCATCTCTAAAGTATTAAGTTTACTTGTTCCTCGCACAATAGTTTCCACCTTACCATTCACATGAACCTGTTTCACAAGAAACTTCTTACAATACAAGTCATGTATATCCTGAACTCCAGCAGCAGTGCTCCAATACTCTTCACCTGTGTATTCACGCAAACAGGCACCAATACACTGAAACCATTTCCACATGAGAGCATTTTGATTTAATGTTCTCGGCTGTGTTTTTTTCTTAATGGTTACAGTGTATTCTCCATTACGAAGTGTGCTGCACATGAACTCGAAAGACTTATCCATTTGGATTTTGCCATCTTTCTTCGTCAATGTTGCTTCCATAACCTATCAGAATGGCAAATCGTCCTTGGTCGGTGGTAGCGGTGGCGGGCACTCATTCACCGCACTTCGAGTCTGATTATTGGTGTGTTCCGGAAGAGGTGGCGGTGGTGGCGCTTGTTGAGGCTTAACAGAAAGCATCTCCATATTATCAACAAAAAGTTCTGTAATATACCGTTTAATTCCTCTGCTATCATCATAACTCCGAGTTCTTATCTTTCCTTCCAGATACAACTTGTCTCCCTTATGGACATACTTCTCAACAACATCGGCAAGACCACGCCAAACAACAATATTATGCCATTCAGTTCTTTCAGGAACCTGTGTTCCATTGGCAAGGGTATAGCCTTTTTCAGTGGTGGCAAAGGAGAAAGTGACCACTTTAGAACCAGCTTCCAAAATTCTAATATCGGGGTCTTTGCCAACGTGCCCGATAAGCATCAATTTGTTTAAACTCATGATTTATCCTCCCTTATTGTTACACGGATACTATCAGCTTTAGGAACTGTTTTGATATACTTAGAATATAATTCCGGATGGTCAGCCTGAAACTTTTTAGTATCAAAATTGTCACTCGTAGAAGCGGGTGTATAACTAACTCGCAATCTTCCGGCATCCCATGACTTGACACCATTCTCACGCATAGCAGTTTTCAATTTTGCTTTATAATCTTTCTGAATCTTGGTTAGATCTGCAAGTTCTTCCTCAATCCCGATTATAGTATTTACAAGCTGCATTGGAATAAGTAACTTGTCATCATCAGGGGCAGGAACGGGAAGATCGGATAGATATTGCTCACCCTTCTTCTCGCATTCCATTAACTTCTTGACTTCTTTATCAGGCTTACGAGGAATTACAACCAATTCATGTTTATCACCACGTACCCAAATGCCGAACAATTTATCAACTTTGAGTAATGGATTTTGGAGTTCAAACAGATAAGCATAGATTGACAACTGCCAACTTAAATACTCCTTATCAAGATGCAGCGTAGTTTTAATGTCAACAAGACTAATTCTACCGACTTTCTCCCAAACGCAATCTATATTTGATGCAAAGTATTCGTTATCAGAAACGGTATATTCATTGGCAAGCGCCTTATATCCGGCATTTACCCTCATTCTGATGTAATTCTCTGCTTCAATACTTTCAGGCGGTAAGCCTGTTGCATCAGCAAACTGGCATTGAGCATGAATAAGGCTACCCTTCTCAGCAGCTCTCTTCAATACAAAATCCGGGACATCTTTATATTTGTCAGGGAACAACTGCCGGCTAATCATACCGGTTATACCTTGCAACTGTTTTTCACCGAGCATATAAGTGTGGTTTTCCTCATTGAAAACCACACTGGATTTCACTAATTCTATCATTATTATCAATTTCTAGGGGGATACGTTTTCTGCATGTCAATAGTTATGTTTCTGAACTCCTTATTATTGTGAAGTTCAGGATGCTCTGCCCAAACTCTTTCAAGCTCTTCGCGGCTTTTAACACCAGTCATTTGTTTAATTGCACGATCCAGGTCTACACCAGTATATACTTTGCCCGAAGCATTTGAAGCAGAAACATTAGGAGCATATACTTTTTCCTTCGTATTACCATAAGCAAAACGAACACGGTTTTTATTGTCCACAATAACAAGTAGAATAATCTCCTTTTGCTCGTTATAGCCAATCTCTTTCACACTGAATTTAGTATATAGAGCAGGAGAACCTGTTTTGCTCTGATATACTTCATTTTTCTCAAGTGGAACCCAAATGAAAGGACCCGTATAAAGTTCACGCCCAATTCCCCAGTTAAATCCTGCACGTTTAAAGGCGTCCGAAGCCTGCCCTTTCTCTTTTTCTGTGCTGGATTCTGTCCCAACATCCTGTTTACTCACCCATTCCTTCTTTTCATTATCCCAAATGGACAACGTACAGAATAGATTCCCATTAACGACATCATGGTGCCGTTTCCAGTTCATTTCTCCGAACACTTCATCGAGTATTCTCATGTCTACTCGAGCATCCTTGTATAATAGCAAGGAGCAGCCCGAACCGTCCGGTTTCATAGTACCAACTCTACATTCAATTTCAGAAGCTAGAAGCGGTCTAATAGAGTTTTTCTTCTTCTCTTCATTCTGAACCGTTGATACAGTGTTTTTTCTCGCTGTCATAATTCTAATTTAATGGTTTGACTTTTAGTTTATTACATCAGTAAAGTTATCGTAAAATGACAAGTTATGCAAACAGAAACTTCGCCATTTTAACGCCATTTTCAGGTAGTAAAAACTGCCTGTACGATATTGTACAGGCAGAAAAATAAGAAAATGAATAATCCAATGTACCTTATGGAACGGCTACGCTTTGAAGGGTGTACGGCTCCCTGATTTATACATAATGTAAATGCTAGTGGACGGAACCGGAGTCGAACCGGTCTCACGGAATATTGGTGCACCTCACCGCAGTTTCAACCAACGATATACATATCCGCCCGATTAATTAAAAAGGTGCACTATCTTCACAGACCATACACCCCAATCACAAACACAAAACAAAACTCATGAACTACTATAATTTAATTAGGATCAGAAGGGTGAATGGCGTGGGGATCGAACCCACATCACGCATATCTGCGTATGCTGCCAATTACACCAGCCATCCGTTTTAAGTGAACTATTCTCACGAACCATTCACCTAGAACACAAACACAAAATAAAACACGACATTAACTATTAAATAGCACTCTCACGAGCTTCTTGCTTCCGGATAGCCGTTCAAAGCACACCGGAAAAGTATAGAACAATTAAAACTCAAATAACAGGGGCTTTAACCCTACAGCGTCCTTTTCGCTGGCAACATTAGTTAAACATAAAAAGAAAAATTCTCTGTGAAGGAACCCGGACTCGAACCGGGATGATAGATTACCTATGTATGACTTTCTTCAATCTATCTGCATACTTGCGTTTACCAATTCCGCCATTCCTTCAGGTCGTAGCCAGACGCTTCCGGCTACATTGATTGTATATATAATGCAAATATATTTTCACCCTCACGGGTTACTTAACTCTGATTGAGTTGAGCCGGGAAACGGATTCGAACCGCTGACCTCATGTAGAAACATGCGCTCTAACCAACTGGGCTATCCCGGCAGATGCCCGGCGAACCGGGCTAAATAAACATGACAAATACTAAAATTAAGCAATGCAGACCTTCACAGGCTATCTTTATTTTGTTTCCTATCTTCGTAGTATCGAAAACAGATATAATTCACTGATACGACAGTCACCAATACAAAAGCAGCAATAAATTCTTTCTTGCTAACTTCAATGCTATCTATAAGATACAGTGTTGTCCATAAGGCAATGAACATCATGGCATACTGTATCACTTTAATCTTTTTCATTTCTTCCGTTTTTTAGATTTAACTTTCCTTCCCGCACATCGGCAATGAAGTAATACTTGAGCAGCATTACAATGCCACTTGCCGTTTTGAACATTAGTGGGCTTATCACTTTCAATCTTACCCGCTTCTATAAGATTCATCAATTTCTTTTCCCCACCCACATAATACGCAGACTTATCTTTTCCAAACGTTTCTGTAGAAAACAGACGGAGAATATTATCTAGCAATATTTCAGCCATTTCACCTCTGATCATCTCAACAAGCAAGGTAGTTATGCAATTCTGGTTACTATAAACTGCATATTTTTTACATCTGACTTTGTTTTCCAAGCCATTCCTTCAGCTTTTTCTTTATAAAGCCGAGCATTCAATGTATTAGTTACAGACGGTTTCTGAACGATAGGAAATACTTCTATTGCACCAACATCCATACTCCGTAATACATCAATTACGTTACGTCTCTGAATATCCTTTTCCATACAATCTAATTTTAAATTAAACATTGAAGCGATGAACGGATTCGAACCGCCGACCTCTGCTTGTGGTGCTCTTCCATTAAGCTAAGAGTATTTCTTGAGAGACTCGAACTCTCAACCATCCACCACACACAGCGCTCTAACCTGCCTGAGCTACATCACCTTTATATACATAAAGCAAATACCTCGATTTGCCGACAAACGTCTAACTGATTTAGTTTTACAACGATACGGCTTGACCATTAACCACAGCATTATATCGTTGAGAAGCCCGCCTACGTCAGTAATCCCTTTCGGCACGTGTCGGCTTCCAAAACACCATTTTACCAATATGTCAAAGAACTCTTCTCTGTTGTTCCCAGTCTCCCTTCAAGGGCAGGCTCAAAGACCGGACTGGGTACCGGATAACCGGCGGTTTGGTTTGACTTTAGTGAGGGTTAGAGAATACTTTGGTTGTTCTTCAAAACTATGTCCATTAAGTTTCGTTGCGATTCAATAAATTTCTTCAAATCATCACATTGGGAAACTTTCTCTCTATAAAATCCACGTTCTGATTCTAAATCTCGTTTGAGTTTTTCATTTTCACCTCTCAAAGAGCTGATCAACGCGTCTCGTTCTTCAATCACAGCTTCATATTTGTCTCGCTGTATTTCTAGTTCGGTTCTTTTATCCATTGTTGTATAATTTGATTAATCTCCGACGTAATGTGCACCGTAATGAGTACTATTTGGGTTGTAGTAAGCGGAAGCGGGAATATTAAGGTTATTATATTCCTTGCTAGGTGTAGCTTTGGCAGTCTTGCTCATAGCTTCATGTCTTTCAGCTAAAAATTTATCAGTTCTTGATTTCACTGCTTCCGGTGAGAAACTTTCTTGGAGTTTTGCGAAGCTCCATGCAGATTTTAAACACTCTGAAAATGTTTTTCCACCCTTCTTGTAATTGCGGTGTGCAGACTTCATTATTTGTGATAAATTGTAGCTCATAATCGTTATTTTTTAATTGGTTTTATCAATCATTTTTTGTATGTTTGTATGATTGATTGATTTATGATGCAAATATAATCGCATTTGCGTTATTTTAAAAACAAAAAACTTTTTATTTTATCGCATTTGCGTTTTATTAACTTTTGATTGATTGGATTTATGACAAATAACAACACTATTAATGGAAGAATTAGAGAAATAATTCTGTCTGCCGGCATTACAGATAGCGCATTTGCGAAAAGAATTGGTGTAACACAATCTGTAATAGCATCAATGTTTCAACGTGGAACAGAACCTTCCGCTAAGGTATTAACTTCAATTCTACTAACCTATGAAGATATTTCTGCTGAGTGGTTACTTCGCGGAAAAGGTCAAATGCTACTTTCAGAAGTAACACCTGACCCAAACATAGAACAAATGAAACGCTTGGTAGATACGATCACTACCTTGCAAGGTATAATCACCGAACAAACTAAAACGAATCAGTTACTCACAGAAGAACTTAAAAAAGCCAAAGGAGAACTGACTATGTTGAAAAATGAACGAAATGTAGGATAAACTTATATACGTATGAAAAAAAAAATTTTAATACTATCCTTCTTATTTGTGCTTATATTTAATTCATGCTCTGATGACAGTATTAATTTAGCAGGAACAACATGGACTTCTGTAAAAGACTGGTACGGAAAAACTCGATTGTCTTTTGAAGAAGGCACTCCTTATTTAAGATCTTTTTTTGCTATATCTTTTGACTTGAAATCTTTCACAATATATAATGTTGCAGATGATAATGAGGATTTAGAATATGAATGGAAAGAAACGGTATCAGGTAAATACTCTATAAACGACAATATTGTGAATCTAATAGTAGAAAAAGACAATTTAACAATTCCCTGCGAAATAGAAAAAGATATAATGTATTACAGTAATACTAGAATGAAACTATATAAACAATAGAATAATTATTTTTTCAAATATGCGCCCAATTAGAACTGTACCCTCAAAAGATGAAAGAGAATATCCTTTAGTTATAACAGCTGAAGAAAAGGATAAAGTATTAAATTATATTTTGGTTGTAGCAAACGGGAAAAGAACAGCTAAACTAAATTATAAAGATATACCAGACCTTAGGATCAGTAAAGAACAATATGAAATAGTTTTAGAGGAGTTCAAAAAAAGGAGATTTATTGACTATAAAGGATATGGTATTGAATATCTTACGTTGAATTTTGAAATATTCAATTTTGCAGAAAAAGGGGGATTCACTGTTGAAAGAGACTTATACATATTAAGTTTTGATACATTTCAAATGCAGCTAGAACGATTAGAAAAGGAGTTAAGCCCTGATACAGCAGCGAAAGTTGATGATGTTGTCGGAAAAGCCAAAAATATAACTGAACTACTGATAGGGCTCTCTGCTCTAGCTGAAAAAATGAATCTCTAAGATTTATTATCAGGATCAGTTAATAGGAACTCCAATATAGAAGCTGCACGAAGCAGTCTTGAAGCATATAGAGTTGCATCTGCATCCGGGTTGTATTGATAACGCCTAGTCTGAAACTTTTTAAAAGTAACAAAGCCACTAGACATATCATTAGCAAGTGTTTTCAAGCTTGATATAGTTTCTTTTACATTTTGGTCATAAGACATTTTTATACGCATACGAGCGGAATCATCCACTTTTGCACAACACTGGGGATAAAAGGCTGTTGCATTATCTTCTTTAGAAGATTGTTTTTTACTTATCCTTCTTAGGACATTTTTTAATAACGATTTCATAAACGCACTATTTTAGTTTGACAATGCGCAAATATAATATTTAAAGTAATATAAAATATGAAATATAGAAATCTTGATAGTACATAAAACATCAAATGGTCGAATTATGGTCGAACCATAAAAAAAAGCAGGACTATATAATTGATATACAGAATATACAACTAGATTTCCAAAAATGTGTCTAGTTTAGTTTTTGTGTTAATAGCTCCCTCGTCGGCGGACGAACTAGGGAGCTATTTTTTTATTTATTACAGGAATATAATTGCACAAAATATACATATTTTCCATAACTTTGCAGCGACAAAGGATCACACAAATGGAATATAGCGTAGAAGAACTAAAAAGTGCATTAATAGAGAAATGCGAGAGTGAAGGTATCCTGTATGCAACGGTTGCAATGGACCGTCGTACTAAAGAAATGATTCTTCCTGATACTTTACAAGGAGCTCTGAAACATCCGGAATTCTTCGTATGTACCTGCAAGAAAGTAAAAGACCAATATGTAGTGGAGGAGATTACTGAAGTGTAA